TCTCAGTGGTTTTAGTGTGACTTATATCTTGTTCAAACGTGTGTAGTAAATGCAACGTGTAATTCACATTGCAGTGACTACGTTCGCACATTTGAACAAGTATAAGTCATTACGAACCTTTTAGTAAGTTACCATTTGATTAAAATGGACCCAATCAATTTGTCAGCAAAGACAATAAAAACCGGTGTAACCTTACGTCAAAGTGATGTCCCACGAATGTTTTTAGTTAATTCGTGGTCTACTCTATGTTATATGTCTAAAAAATAAAAACAAAATAAAAATGAATAGAATAGAGAAAGAAACCCTCCAAAATAAGAGTTAAACAAAAGGAGCGAGAAAAAATAAAAAGATTTCGTCTTTAGCCATTGTATCTTACATGGTGTAGTTTGAATCTTGCTAAAGGAGTATTTAACCGTTAGTGAGTGGATGGCTACATCTAGTCCGTTAGTTCCACGTTGGTGGATATCGACCGATTTTTAAAGGTTTTTCCTGGGTTATGAGAAAACCGGCGCAGAAAGTACTTGGTCAGGGCGACCCGCTCGTCATGGGCGTTAGCGTGAATATGGGCGTAGAGAGCGCGTTTCAAAGTTTCTTAGAATTTTAAATTTCACCTATGTGGGGCCTCGCGGCCACACAGTGAAGCCTCTCTGCCGAGACGCGGTGTTGGGTCAATTAACCGCCGGCGCTGCAAAGCTATAGATCAGGGCGACGACAAGAAGAAATATAAGGGAGCATAACCTACAGTCGTTCTGTGTTAGCAATGTACACGGTGGGGGTGTTATAGTAGGACAATTTAAGGATAGTGCAATTTCCAATAAGTATGTGTATGAATATTTATATTCATACTCAAACTTATGCACTATTCTATGGCCGAAATAACACCTTACCCCAATTTTCCGTTATCCGCAGTGAGCACCGATGAGCCGGTAACATTTCGAAAGAAATGTTGTTCGGCCTATTGGTGTTGGTTTCATTAACACAAATTAATGATGATTGACACAATAGGCTTAATAACGTTTTCACTAGATCTTATCTTGTGTGTGATTATATGTTTAAAAAATATTCTAACTTACGTGCAATCCGTGATCCTGAGCCTTAAATTATTGGGATCTAATACGAAAATTAATACTCTCCATGAAGAGAGCCGCGATTTGTGCATAGAAGATGTACACCAACCCTCCGAAGAATATCAATTCAATCATCACCAGGTAATGAACTCATTAATTTGGTACCATCATATACATGAAAGTTTTGTAGAATGGAATGATGTAGAACCTTATGATCCTATGAGATGGGATCCCATGAGTGATCAAGGAATAACA